GACCCATGGCTGCTTCCCGTTCCAACAGGTCATCACTGGTGAAGCGATCAGAGTCAGTGGGTGTCCATTCCTCTGCACCCATCTCGATGTCTTCTACGATCTGTGGTGCTAGCAGGTTCTCGTATTGACTGAGCTTGTCCTTACGGGGGTAACGGGCAGGCCAAATAAATGGACGATAGTTACGTTCTGCTAGACGACGGTAAATAGTAAAGGTAGTCTGAGGGGTGCCAAGGTACATAATGCGTGAGTCCTTCTTGGGTGTCAGGATGGACTCCGCTTCTGTACAAAGCTGCAAGAGTTTCTCTCGCATCATTTCTGTAAGACTATTGGACGGCACTTCAACGTCATCAAGAATCATTAGATCAGCACGAGAACCAGTCAACTGACCAGTCACGCCTACACTTTTAACTGATGGTGCTTGGTGAGGAGCACAGTTAATATCAAAACTAATGCGAGACCACCGAGCTGTGTCTGCTTTAGGTTGCATATGATGTAACCAAGGAGTCTCAATGATTAACTTCTGACAAAAAATACTGAAGTTGTCGGCACGTTCTTTACTGGCACTAATTACCATTACTTTCTTGTCGTTATCTTTGAATAAGGTCCAAAGAACAAAAGCAGCTGTAATCCACGACTTCCCGACTCCACGAAATGCTTGCACCATCAGTCGTTTTGGACCGTACTGTAGGTAATCAGCAATTGCGTACTGAGCACGTGTTGGTGATGGTAAGTCAAGTTGTGCCCAAATTGCTTGGAGAAATAATTTAAAATCGCTCTGCAATAAACTTAGAGAGTCTTGTTGCGATTGTAAGGAGTTCTTCTGGTGTTGCATCTGATTTTATTGTATTAGCTTTGTATGAAATTACCCAGACGTTTCCCTTGACGTACCCTTTCGTAGAGTCGATTCTGTCAAGCGTTGGCGAGTTAGGATGGACGCCATCTCTTCCTTTTATTAGTTGTATTCCTAGCAATGGACACGTATTTGGAATCTTAATATCTTCTATTGTAATGTTATGCTCGAACCCTTTTTTTCTGGCTCGGCTCTTGCTTCTGTTGAGCATTGCTTGCTCCGTTGAAGTATTTTCTTTTTGATAGCGACGTTGATAAGCTCTGTGTTCTTCGGACCTGACTCTTAATCTTGTGCATTCAATGCAATGAGCAGTGCGACCAGTCCCCTTTTTATAGAACTCACTTAATTGCTTCTCTACGCCGCAAGAGCGGCATGGTTTCATTGATGAAGTAGATTGTACCTAAATAGCATTTAACAGCGCTTCTGGGACCGTGTGGGATAGCCACATGAAGCCATCGTGTTGACACCAACCCAAGTAATACACATTTGGATGTTGTTTTACCTTTGAACCGGTATATGAGGCCGTTCCATCCTTCCTCATGTAGCGACTTAATTTCTTTGTATCAATAGGGTATGCCGTAGTACCATCCCAAACAATAAAATCGGCGGGGCCATCTGGTGCCATATTCATGAACACCTCAAACCCCGCCTCAAGAAATACGTTTGCAGCTTTATATTCAACGACACACCCTCTCTTAGAACAAGAGAGGTGGTTCATATTAGATTGTTAGTTCAGCCCATCCCCATCCGACGACGGCGCATCTTCTCGGCCAACGTCATGCCTTTTTCAGATTTATTGGGAGAAGCCGGGGATGCAGGCTTGGCTGGTTCAGATTTACTGTTGCCAAAAGCGGGTCCTTTGTACGGCTGACCGTTCGGAGCAACGTAACGAGACTTGTCTTCTGGTTTAGACATCTTGGGTTCTACTTTACCGCCAGTGTTGGCATCACGACCCATGTCGTTGCGGAAGCGGTTCAGCAGCGGGTTACCGGAACCACCAACTTTGTCACGGTACTCTTTTGAGCCTTGATAGAGACCTTTCCCACCGTCACGGTAGGTCTCACTCGATGCAGGAACTTTACCGGCGGGTTTTGGTACAGGTTTAGGAGACGGCTTAGAAGTACTGGAAGTGCTACCAGAGCTGCGAGTAGGTGCAGGGGTGCTAGGACGGCTAGCAGAGGGTGCTGGTGAGGGTTTAGCTGCTCCTCTTGACATAGTTCTCAGATAACGACCAGTATTGCCGTCATAAACATTGCCTTGGGCATCGGTATATGTAGCAACATAAGGCTTTTCAGCAGGTTTAGCTGCGGGTTTAGCTGCAGGCTTTGTAGCGGGTTTATCTGCAGGCTTGGCCCCACCAATGGTTTCTGCTTTGGTCTTAGAACCACCACTAGTTGTGGCACCTTTCTGACCACGCTTAGGTTTGTTTGCATTTTTAGCAGCAGCTTCACGCTGACGTTGTAGTTCAATCTGACGACGACGCTGCTCTGGAGAAAGTGCGGGCATATCTAGTTAATGTGTGAAAGAATAAGGTCTTCTCTTTGGGTAATCCCAAATGTTGCTCTCATCCAAGAGAGCCAGTTATTGCTACCTTTTGCCTGATTACATTTCCAACAACTGGGTACAAGATTAGAAGTGAGATCTTCTCCTCCACAGCATTTAGGGCGGACATGATCCAGGGTAAGTTCTTGTAATTCATAAGTTTCTCCGCAATAGACACATTGACAGTTGAAGTGTTCCTTTATGGCTCTTCTCCAGAGCCGTTTCGCTTCTGGACTTGTCATTGTTATTAGGTTTTGCAGGTAGTGATCAGGCGTTGGTAGCAGTGGAGTCATGTCGCGTACTTCTTACCAGTACGTGGTCTGCGTCGATTTGCAGACGGATTTTCCTTTTTGCCGGTATTTGGACCTGTATGGGATGCATCCATACCGTCTCCGTTACCGTATGTACCCAGTTCTCTGTTCAGTTTGTTCGCATTAGTGCGAATCTTGAGCCCATCAGCAGTTTTGTTGTACTCTTTTTGCTGCTTAAGACGTTTTGCGCGTGCTTTTGGGTTCCTTTTGTAGTACTCAGAAGTTTTCATGATTACCATCCAGACCCATGTCTGCCTTCAAGAACTCTTTTTATGGTTCGTGGACTGATATTTTTTGTTCTTTCGGCAAACTCAAGAATCCGAGGTATGTCGGTGTCGTTCATCTTTTCCCACTCACTGCCACCAATGACTGGTGTTTTTGGATATCCCGGCACCATTTTGGGAGCAACCTGAGCTGTCTTAGACTTTTCTTTCGATTGTCTAACTTTCAAGCGCTCTCGTCTCTGCTTTTCAGTTTCTTTTGCCATATAACCTCGACTGAACAAGTTCTGGGTCTACTTTTGGCATGATTGAGGCCAGTTTTTCCAGTGGATTGTTGTCATAAGCCACTCCACTGATGTCATTCTTGGCCAACCAGTCACATGCAGCCTTCAATTCTTGAGCGGTAGCTTCTCCACTCTTGATTCGTTTGAGGAATTCAGTAGTAACGAGGTTATGTAACTCATTAAACATGTCCTCAGTGGCCTTATTCTTAGCCATTTCTCAATACAATTTGATCTAGTTTATTTTCGATGCGAATCATATGATCCTCCATCTTTTGTAAGGCAGCAGCTAGTTCCTGCCTGGGTACATACTTCTCGGCAAGGCGGAGTTCGATGTCATCAATACGTTTATCTATGTTATCCATACGTGTTGCTGACCGTCCACTAACGCTAATTACGCCTCCACCAACGCCAAGAACAAGAGTAATGGCTCCTGTTACAAAGGCTTCAATCATTTTGCTCCATCAATCGAATCAACTTCTGTGCATAGATGGGATCAGTAGCATAACCTTCACGCTTCAGCAGGTATGCGCAGTCTTCACGAGTGTTGGCTCGATTGACACCTTTATAACCTTTATAGTCCTTATACCATTGGTTGACAAGGTGTTCTACACAGTCGTATGGCGTAGCAAAGTCTTTGAATGACGCTCGGATAGTAACAGGACCATTGCCGTAATCTTCCCAGGTTGTCTTCACAGTACCTGGTGTACCTTTAATACCAAAATAGTTATTCTTACCAGATAGTGCGGTACCAAACGCAGATTCAAGTGCCCATTGTGCAGCAACAACCTCAGGGAACTTAGCACCTGCAGCCTTAGCAGCAGCTTCAATACCATCCCAGGTATTAGTAAATTGTTGGGGTTGGGTGGGTGTTGGTGTACGCCAAAGCTTTACCCACTCTGCATCATCAGATAAACCAAAAGGCCCCAAAAGACGTTCCAGGGCCTCAACGGCTTTAACTTGATGAGGTAACCCCTTGTAGTTACGGATAACGTCAAGGAGTTTGATACTCATTTCAGGGTATCCTTAATGCGTTGAATTTGATCATCCTCACGACGCAACGGCTTAAGGGCATTAATACCACTAAGGATGAGTTGTGCAATACCGTTATCCTTCAGTTTAGAAGCGCCAATAACTTCAGATGCAAGGAAAAGTCCCATAAATACAAGTGTTTCATAGGTAAGTTTGATGCCAAAAACAGTGATCATGATTTACTACAGGGTAGGGTTGTATGTATTGTTGATGCTGATGTTGATTTAGCTGACAATGCCAACCCTTTGTAATCCGCCAGCAGCGTCTCTAATTAGCATGAATCCGGTTAAAGTGTTAGCTCCAATAGGCGAGACAGTCCCATATTTAATATAGGTGCCTTCTGTTAAGTCAATATCGCCTGTCCAGCCAGGGGTAAGATAGGCTTTACCAGTTGCACCAAGTGCAAATTGCGCTGTCGATTGATTAAGTGCATCACATTCCAGTAATAGCATGTTGGTGGCACCACCACTAGCACGAAAACCATAAACACCACCATCAGCCACACAAGCAATGTATTTAATGTTGGTACATGTCACAGCTCGATAAGCATCACCAGTAGCACCGGCATCGAGCCTAGCTGTACATCCAATCAGTGTGGTATTGTCCTGTTCAACATAAATACCCTGATTTCCACCATAGGAGTGACAACCAATAAGACTTACATCCCCATCAAACGTAGATGCCGATACATAAAAACCTCCACCGTCACAATCAATAGCGGAGCAGTTGGTTACGCGAACCTTTTCGCCTTGAATAACAACGCCTTGGTGAAGCAAGTTTAATGCTGGGTTGAAGTTCTGAACAATGACGTTGCTAATGTTTGTGTATCGAGCAGAATCAGTACCTCCAGGCTCAACAAATGGACGTGCCCTTACGCCAACCTGGCGGGAAGTCGAGTTGATAAACTGTACCGTCACATTGTTAACATTGGCCGGACCACGTATATCAATCCCAGGCTTTTGATCACTAAATTTACCGGGGTCTTTAATAAAGAGATTAGATACTTGAATTGCTTTGTTTGCTGCATCATTGTTTTTAATATCAATGCCGTCAGCCCCTGAATTGTTGATTCTGATGTCATCAAACAGTACTTCAGTTGTAGTGGAGCCTCCAGCTACGCCTTGCGCACCAATTCCATACCCACCTGTTGAGTCAATCTGTATGCTACGTACTGTATAGTTTGAGCAGTTTGTAACGTTCAGTCCATGGTATCCGCTGTTGGTTGACTGATTGCAGTCAAGGCGTACCCCTGACA